CTATCTCAATTTATACCCAGTTATCTCAATTGCAGCTTTCTTCCATCTTCCGTTTGCCTTGTTAATTTCTTTAAATTCTATGCTGTCAAAAATACTTCGAATAGCATACATTTTTGTTTCATCAGAAATGATCTTCCAATTATAGATTAAGTTTTCAAGTGTTTCTTTTACAACTTCTACAGAAATGGTTTCTTCTTCTTGTGATAGAAGAGTGTACAATTCCTTTTCTTTTTCATTTATAATGTCTATTTTTTCTTTCATTTCATCACGATCTATAACATTATCGAGATATAGATTTTTTACTCTTTCTTTCTTTTTTGCTAAATTATCTAATTCTTTTTTTATTGAATCAAGGTCTATTTTATCGGAAATATTAATTTCTATGTTATCTAACGTTAGGTTAAGAGTTTTTAAAAATGCTGTTTCCAGTGTTTCTAAGCTGACGTTATAACCCATACAAAATCCTTGTGCTTTTTTAGCACACTTGTAATACTTGTATTTTTTACCTTTAATCATGTATGTAACGGCTGATAGTCTTTGACCACAGTTAGGACAAACGAAAATTCCAGAAAAATAATTATATTCACCATATCGTGGTTTTGGTGCATTAGTCTTTCTATTTTCAAATATCTTTTGACATTCATCAAACATTTCTTTAGATATTATTGGTTTAAAATCTTTTGCATTGAATTTTGATATAACAACTTCTTTAGAATCATTACCTTGAACTCCATAACGTCTATAACCACAATAAATAGGGTTTGTTAAGATACGTTTAACAGCTTCCTTATGCCATTTATGACCACTTTTCGTCTTGTAACCTCTCTCGTTTAACTTTAAAGAGACAGCTAAAAAACCATTTGAAAGAGCTAGTTCAAACATTTCTTTGATAATCACACTCTCATCTTCATTAACGATGATACTATCATTATTTTTAGTATAACCGAATGGAATTACTCCACCATTAAATAAACCAAGTTCAGCGCGTTTGTACATATTTTCTGTAACTCGCTCGGCAGTCTGTTCCCGTTCCCATTGTGCTAATGTTCCAATCATATTAATCATCATACGACCTGTTGCGGTTGTTGTATCTAATGCCTCGGTTGAACTCTTAAATTTTATGTGATATTTTTCGAAATCCTCAATCATATCGTTCAGATCACGTACTGAACGACACAGACGATCTAATTTATAAACGAGTATTACATCGAATCGTTGTTCTTTCATATCAGTTAATAATCGTTGGAGCTCGGGGCGGTTCATGTCTTTAGCGCTGTAACCATCATCCATGTAATCACCAATAATATCCCATCCTTGTGATTGTGCATATGCTTCTAATCGCATTTTTTGAGCTTCTAAAGAGAAGCCTTTTTCAGCTTGTATATCCGTTGATACACGTCTATAAATTGCACATTTCATTATTTATTCCCCCTTAATCCACTCTTTTGGAGTATCGATATAACCATCGATTTCGTATTTCGTTTCGCCATCTTCCTCGTAAATACGTGTAACGATAGGTATTTTTATCATTTCTTTTTGTTTCCTTTTTTCTCTTTCAATAGCTAAGTCAATAATCAAAAATCATCACCTCCTTCTAATAAAACTTATAAAACTCTAATAATTCCACTGGGATGTTATTTTTATATGCTATACATGCTTTTGTATCTCCCGGAGTAATAGTTTTTTCGTCTATTAACAAAAGCGCAGCAAAGATATTTGCTTCAATTTCTAATTTATCAACAGATAAAAACGTGTTTTTTCGTAAGAAAGGGGTATTTGCTTGAGGATGCAAAATAGCATGTCCTAATTCATGTGCGCAAACCGCCCTTTGCATAGTTGAAGATAAGTTACTATTAATAGCAATAAATTTATTTCTTTTTTCATACTTGTAGAATCCATTAATTTCTTCATGTAAGTCATGGTGAAAAACATTTATATTTAGAGAATTAGCAAGTTCAAAAGGGTCTTTGGTGTTATATTTTTTGCAAAGTTGATTGACTGTGTTGTTTATTACGAATTTCAATATGATCACTCCTGAACTTACATTAATTATCTTTACGATGTTTTTTAGGAATGTATTTTTTATTGATAATCTTTGTTTGTCGAACAATGTACTCCATTGCATCTAATAAAGAATCTACAGCTTCTTCACTCATTGGTTCACCAGAGAACATAAGTCCTTGTGAATCCTTTAGATCACGTTTTATTTCTTCCATTCGTTTTTCGATATCTTTTTCATCTTTAGGAGTTGAAAGCATTTGAGATGTTCTTCCTAATAGGAAGTCTATTGAAACATCGAAATAGTCAGCTACTTTTTGTATCTTGTCAGCTGAAGGGCTCAGTGTTTTCCATCTGTATAATGAGTTTTTACCGAAATTCAAATCTTCTTCTAACTTAGATATTGATATACCTCTACTTTGGCAAAGTTCTTTGATTCTATCCAATATAGTCATTTGATCACCTTTTTTAACGCTTAAAACAAACTCTATCAGATATGGTAGAAATATGTTGACTTCTATCATATGTGGTAGTATTATATGTTCATAAGCTACTTATTTAGCTTTTAAACCAATACAAATTAAAACCTAAAGACCACGTTCCCCAACGTATATAGGCTATAAGTGTAGGTTTATTTAGCTATGTTTTTATTCTATCTTATATGTTAGAACGCGTCAACAAAAAGCTGAAAAATTAGCTTATTTAATAAATTAAGGAGTGTAGTGTATGGATACATTATTCGGTAAAAAAGTAAAAACATGGTTAATTATCAACGATATGAGACAAAAGGAATTAGCGGAAATGCTAGATATTTCCAATGCTTACCTATCCGATATCCTTTTAGGAAAAAGGAAAGGTAAGAAAGTAAGAGAGAAGATCGAGAAAATATTAGATGTTAAGGAAGTTTCGTAACGACATCAATTAATTATAAGGAGGAAATGAAATGACAGGTCAGTTAACAGTAGTAAATGAAGTTACGCAGCAAGTTTTGGTTTTTGAAAATAACGGTGATGTAGTAACAGACAGTTTAACAGTCGCTGAAATGTTTGGCAAAGAGCATAAACATGTTGTACGTGATATAGAAGTACAGTTAGAAAAATTAAAGGAAGCTGGAGAGCTAATTTGGGGTGAGTCCAACTTTGGGCAGACCCAATACCAACATTTTCAAAACAAACAGTGGTATAAAAAATATCTCTTAACAGAAGATGCATTTACAATTGTCGCTATGTCTTATGTAACTCCAGAGGCGATGAAGATGAAAATAAAGTTCTTGCAAGAGTTCAAGCGTATGAAAGAGTACATTCAAAAGCAATCAAAAGTACCTAATGATCCATTTGGACAAATTGAACTTCTTGCAGCTGGTACAAGTAATTTAAACAAACGAGTTTCTACATTAGAGCAAGTTGTTGAAAAACAATTAACAATTGATTATGGTCAGCAACGAGTAATTGATAAAGCGAAGGCAAGACGAATTTATTTCCTTTTGGAAAACGGTCATGTAAATGAAGCTGTACATGATTCAACACGTAAATTATTCGGATTGTTAGGGCGTAACTTAAAAGATGCATTCAATGTAAATAGTTATCGGGACATTTTGAAGAAAGATTTCAATGAAGCATTAAACTTTATTAACGGCTGGAGACCGATGATTTAGGGGGAGAGTAATCTTGAAAATTGTATTAAATGCAGAGCAAACAAAAAGATTTTGTGCACCTATTATTAAAGAAATATTAGCGAATCCAGCTAAATTCAAGAAATTAGCAGCTGAGCGCAAGGAGGCGAAGCACAATGAAACTCTCAATCAACTACAACAACGTAAAAGTAGCTGACTATCTTAAGTTATTGGCTCATTACAAGCTACCGAACAAGAAGCAGCACCGTCTTATTGAAAATCGTTTTGTGTGTATCAATGCTCTTGTTAAGAATGGTGGTGAACAACATAGCAATTGAAAACCTTGTTTTACCAGAAGATGTAGAGGTAGCAAAATCATTACGCAACAAGAAAGAGAGCTACATAAAAAATCAGTTTTTGTTATCTCGTATCGCAAGTCAGAAAAATGCAGAGGGTAATACAAAAGAATTCTATGAAGCTTGTAAAGAGTATGAAGAGTGGGGAAACAAAGCGAAAGAATGCGATGGGCAACTAGCAAAGCTTTTTTTCAAGAAGAAAGAACGTGACCGCGTGGAAATGGTTGCAAATCGAATGCGTGAAGTAAACATTCCATCCCACATTATTGAGTATGTGTTAAATGCATAAAAAGACCCCTGTTGCAGCAGGAGTCGCTTGTAAAAACATTTTCGCAGTCAGTATACCATATGAGGTGATTATGTGAAAGAGTCATATGAAAATCAAGTGTTCAAAAAGCAAGTAGAAATCGCGGTAAACAACTTAAAACGCATGTCTAGCAATGAAACAGATCAGTCAAAAAAGCTAGATATCGATTATGTCATTACCGTACTAACAGATAAACCATATGGCAGCATGCCATTTTAGGAGGATATAAAACTATGAAACTTTACGAACTGACAAGCAACTTTAACCAGTTGCAACAAATAATTGAGGATGGAGCAGGCCAAGAAGCCATTCACGATACATTGCAGGCAATTGATGAAGCAATCGATGATAAGGTACAAGGCGCAGCGTTATTAATTCGCAACATCGAAGCACAAGCGGAAGCTATTAAGGTAGAAGAAAAGCGTTTGGCTGATCGTCGTAAATTTTTTGAGAACAACTGTAAAAGTATTAAGGATTACCTGTATCAACAAATGGTTACTGTGGATAAAAGACGAATTAAGGGGGCATTGGTAACAGTAGGTATTCAAAAGAATCCAGTAAGTTTAGATATTGCAGCTGATGCAGTTATCCCACCGGAATACATGATTCCGCAAGAACCAAAAGTTGATAAAAAAGCATTACTTGCAGCGGTTAAAGATGGGATGCAATGGGATGGTATCACGTTAAAACAGAGTGAGAGCGTGAGAATCCGATGAGTGAACAAAAAAATTATTTTGCAGAATTAGCATCTATTGATGTCAGCAAACATGTTGAAAAGAAAGGGCGTTTCAGTTATTTGAGTTGGTCCTGGGCAGTAGATCAACTGTTAAAAAAATGTCCTAATGCGACTTGGCAAGTTGTTAGATTTGATGGGTTACCTTATCTAAAAACAGAGGTCGGCTACTTTGTAGAAGTTGAAGTGACGGTTAATAACATTACACGTTCGCAGATTCATCCAGTATTAGATAACTATAATAAACCAATTGCAACGCCTACTTCATTTCAAATTAATACATCTATTCAGAGATGTTTAGCAAAGGCGATTGCATTACATGGGTTAGGATTATACATCTATTCTGGTGAAGATATTCCACAAGATGATGAGCCGAAACAAACTAGCAAACAACAAAGTATTGTTCCAGAAAAGGAGCAAGAAAGACAGGCACAAGTTGCTAATGAGCAACGAATACAAGCGATTCATGCACAAATTAGGGAATTATCTGAAGTATACGATATGCCGTTTGAAGAAACGAAAGCAACTGTAAAACAGTCATTAGGTATCCAAACATTTAAAGGAATTACAGTGCAGCAAGCATCAAATGTCCAAAGAACAATTACATCATGGCTGAATGATGCCAAAGCAAACCAGCAAAAAGCACAATAGGTAGGTGATAGATAGAAATGGCTATTTTTAGACCTGTACAGACAGAATTTTGGACAGACGTGAAAGTTTCGGAGGATATGACGCCAGAAGATAAGTTATTTATGGTTTATCTTCTGACCAATCCTCACACTACACAGTTAGGTGTATATGAAATTACTCCTAAAATAATAGCTTTTGAGATTGGTTTTTCGGTTGAATCAGCAAGGGCATTACTTGATCGCTTTGAAAACCATCATAAATTAATCAAGTACAACAAGGAAACACGTGAAATAGCTATTAAAAATTGGGGGAAATACAACCTAACAAGAGGCGGAAAACCGATTGAGGATTGTTTGAAAAAAGAGATTGATAAGGTAAAAGACTTGACACTTGTTAAGTTTATTCTAGAGAGAACGGAAAATGAAAAATTAGTTGAGAAAATCAGTTTTTATGCGGGGTTTGACGATACGTCGACGATACGTGGTACGTCACGTGGACAAAAAGAAGAAGAAAAAGAAAAAGAAAAAGAAGAAAAAGAAAAAAAAGAAGAAAAAGAATATATTGTCGAGATAGTAAACTATCTCAACGATACGTGCGGTAGTAGTTACAGATCATCAACAAAGAAGACTCAATCATTTATTAAAACTAGATTAAATGAAAAGTTTACTATAGATGATTTTAAAAAGGTTATTGATGTAAAACACGCTGAATGGACTGGAACGTCACAAGCTAAATACTTAAGACCTGAAACATTATTCGGTACTAAGTTTGAAGGTTATTTACAGCAATGGGAGTTGTGGAAGAATGGAAAAACTCGGGGACGTAATGAAAGGCCTTATGAAGAAAGCGGAAGCTATGTACCAGAAGAAGCTAGAAGAGGAATCCAACCAACCGATAACAGAGGATTCGCAAAAACAATCGGTTGAGTGTGAAAAGTGTGAAGACAGAGGTTATACATTCGAAAAACAGCCATCAGAATTTTTGAAAGGTAAACACGTTGATGTTGCTATTGAGTGTGAATGTTTGGAGCGTAAAAGCTTAATGGCTCGTTTTAAAAATGCGATGATTCCATCAGAGTTTGAGAACGCTCGGTTTGATAACTATATAAGAGAAACAGCAGTACAGAAAACCTTGTACGGTGCAATGATTGAATATTTAAAAACCTTTAATGATATACAAGATTCAAAGGTAAATAGTATTGGATTTATAGCTGAGGTTGGTGAGGCGAAATTAAAGGGTCTACCACCAGGAGAACGAAACAGGGTTCGACAGGCGAATAATTCATATGGATTAGGTAAGACACATTTACAAGTAGCAGCAGCTAAATATGCATTAAAACATTTTAAGGTCGTAGACAAGCATACAGGGCGTTTGCGTGGCATCCGAGTGTTATGTATCCAAGATGTAAATATCATGGCTGAGATTCAAAATGCATCGTTCTTAAATGACAATAAGAAACGGCTGAATGAAATACTTCATGATTTATGTACATGCGACATTCTTATATGGGATGACATAGCGAAATCGAAGTACAGCGAGTTTAAAGAGGATATGTACTACAAGATTATAAATGAGCGTTATTTGCGGAATCTACCCATCTGGTACACCAGCAATGAAGATTTAGACACGCTTGAAGACAAGATTGGATTTGCGGCAGCTGATCGATTGTTCGGAATGAGTAAGAATTATTTGTATCAAGTTAAGGGAGCAAGTTATAGAACGGCATGAGGTGAAACAGATGAATGTAACTTTAGAAAGTTCAAACGTTCACGTAACAAGCGTTAGTAGTTGGGGCATGGTATTTACACCATCCCCTTCACAAAATGCTCGTACACGTGAGGATTATGTAAATACAACCGGTAAGTGGATTGAGGAACAGTTAAGAAAGGCGGAAACGAAAGCGACGGGATAGCGGTTATTAAAAAGTAGATGGTAGGTGATGACAGTGAAAGCGGTATGTATAAATGCTGATGCTTCTACAGAGTTGCAATTAGAAAAAGAGTATTTCGTCTTTCCAGTTAAATGGAATCACTATTATGTTAGTCAATTTAATAATATAGACGCTCATTTTGGTTGTTATCCAAAAGAGAGATTTCAATTAATAGAAAAAGATGTTTGGTCATCAGAACCCGATGTACAAGTTCCTGATTTAGATCAAGACACATTTTACAGAGCGCAGCTTATTTGGAGGGCAAAGGGACATAGAAGTAAGCCACTTAAAGATTATGTGATTAAACCTAAAAAGACCCATTGCTTTTTCTGGCATGATCGGAAAAGAGAACAGTTTTGTGGTTGTTTTCCATTACATTGGTTCGCTAATTTTGAGCCAATTGTGGAACAGCAAGAAGAGGTAAAAGAGAATCATATTGTGTTAATAGAAAGGTTCGGTGGGCAGCTAGCATTCTTTTAAAATAATATGTAATTGGAGGGATATTTTTGAGACTACAAGATGTAGAAATAAATCCTAGTACAATGAAACTAGAAGTTGATATAATTGGTAAAAAGGGAATCTTTGCTATTGTGGTGTGTGACGGAAGAGCTAAGATTACAGAGTTGCCTGATTATGGTGAAACTAAAATTGTGACTCATCAAGGCAAAGTAAAAAGGGTTAAGTTTGATGAGGGGGAAGAATTTTGAAAGCTAATTTGACGTTATTAAGTGCTGTAATACCAGTTTTAGGAACTCTCTTTGGTGCAATGCTTGGTGCATCATTAACTATTTTTGGAACAAGAAAAATCAATAAAGATAAAGATAAAAAATATAATTGTCAAGTTGAGTCCATATCTAAAGAGACATTGGATAGAGCGAATGTATATCTGTCTCATATGGTAATGGAAGAATATGAAGAATTTCTAGCAAACTTAGAGGCACGTGTTAGTGGATTAAAAGTTATTGAAAATTTATTAAGTGAATTTCCTTTGGGAACTATTTCAACAGATCAAGTGTTTGCAGTATATAGAATAAGAGAATTTTTGCAGGAAATAATTTTTGATATATCTTTGTTTCAAAGCAATAACATTAGGGTCAAGCAATTTGTAGCTAACATACAATTTCAAATATCTCATGGCATAAATAGGGATGCACAGGAACTTCTTGATAAAGAAGTTGAACAGGCAAAAAAAGATTTAAAGAATGAATATGACTTAAGATTATACAAAAATTTAAATGAATACATTGACCAAATAAACACTTTAAAAACTCATTATCATACAATCGCACAAAAAATTTCTGAAAAAAATAAATAGAAGTTCTACCAGTCAACTGGAGGACACTGAGTGAACGTATTAAGCGTTTGTTTGGTGTCCTTTTTGTTTTGTAAAAGGGAGTACAAGGAATGGATGTTTTAAAATATTCATTACGTGAATGAAAAAAGTAATTAAAGTACGTAAAAGCATAAATGAAAAGAGAATCTTAACAGACACGGTGTATTAAGACAAAAGCAATAAAGAGGAGAGATCTTACATGACTAGACAATTAACTTTCTTACCAGAAATTGATCGTGGAGCAACGCAGGAAAAACTTGAAGGTATTCTTGAAAGCGTACGTATATATAGACAATTTGGAATGATTCGTAAAGAAATGAAAGTCACTCCTTCTTATGAAGTTAAGTACCATAGTTATACTAATGAGGTTGGCAAACCCTTAGAAGATGTAGTTATAAATAATCTAGAACTTGAAAAACGTGAAAAATATATTGAAAATATCTCTTTTCGTATCGACCAAGCGTTATGTCGTTTTGGTAATAGTCGTGCAGGAAATATTCAAAGAGATATTATTAATAAACGTTACTTAGAGGAAGAAGATGTATGTGATTATATGGTTTTTAACGAAATTGGTATGTCTGAACGTACTTATCGTCGTTGGAAATCTAGAGCATTTTATAAGCTTGCTTTTGCTCTTGGGGTAGAAGTGTATAAGCAAAGAGAGCGAGCTGGAAGTGATGGAAAAAGTGATGACTAGGTTTAAAATCTAGTCATCACTTTTTTCTTTTTTATTTTTAATAGTTAACCATTTTTATTGTGTTGTGTAACTCAAAATAGAAAGTGTTATAAAGCTATGAATATCAAGGGATATAGCTATTAGGTCAGTTACACAAAATATAAGATATGGGTAAGTTAAGAGAAATAGCGTTTTTAATTATTCTCTTAAAAGGTTATAGAAATTTCTTGGAGAGTGTAGTGTGATTGTAAAAAAGTTTCTCAACAAGAAATGTGTAAAAAAATGAAGGTTGATGGATATTTTTGGGGAATATTATTATGATTTTGTAAAAAAAGGAGGAATTTAATTGGACTTTAATGGAATTATGGGAAATCTTGTTGCAAGTGCAATTTATACTTTACTATGCTTTCTTGTAGCATGGATTTTTCAAACACGCCAAAACAAGAATGAAGTAGCCGCTTCCACAGTTAATCCTACTCAGTATATTCAAATCATTAATTTTCCACCACAAAAACACACACATATAAGAACAAGTAGTAATGGAACACCGAGTGAATGGGGAATTCTCCTTATAATAGCTTTTATGCTTTTAACCTACTTATCTTTGGTTTATAAAAGCCAGATAATAAATTTTGGTTATATAACATTCTCCTTCGGCGTTATAATATCAATCTTAATAATTTATGGGGTACAAAAAGTAGTAAAAATACCTGAATTACCTATAAAAGATAAAATAGGATTGTTCTTTCCAGTTATTTATTGGTGTATTTTCCTTGTTATTAATATTAATTTAGGCTCTCCAATAATAAGTGATTCTAATATTAAAAATGTAGAACAGGTTATTGTAAATGGAGGATGGGATGGCTTAGGTATTAGATTTTTTAATATTTCGAGTACTGCTAATAAAGAATTTCTTACAATCATTCTTAAGTTTTTGGGACTTGGATTGCTCTATATAAGTTGGGTGTACATGATTAGGTTTCAATTATTTTTTATATTAAATTGGGTTGTTAATATAAAAAATAGGGGACAAGTTAATAGTTTTATAATGTGGTTTTATAGAAGAACATTTATCTATAATGTTACCGGATATATTTTTCAAATTATTTTTATATTATTGTTTTCTTTTGTTTTTGTAAATGGATTTGTATATTTGATATTACCAAATATACAGGAATTTACACCATAATAATCAGAGAGAGTTAAAAGTGGCAGAATCGTGGCAGTTTTTTGACCGTAAATGTGCCGGTTGTTTTTGATTCAACGTGATATATTTGTATTGTGAGAAATGGCGGAAATAACATGACTCACAAGGTTTCTTTTATAAATTAAACGGCCCTTTTGTATTACGGTTTTGAATTTGGTTTCCGACAGCTTCGATGTTGCAGATTGAATGAACATTGAAGTATTGAAGAGCTTTTGCTCTTCTTTGAACTGATGGCAGCAGTGCTGTATATCATATATCATCAGTTGAAAGAGGCGTGAAAACTCCTTAACCAAAATTAATGAAATATGAAGCACACATGACTTGTCTATTTTTGAAAGACCGTTATCCAATCGAGGTAGCGGTTTTTTACTTTATTTGATTGAGAGTAAAAACTTCATTTACCGTATTTATAGTAATAGTAGAGTTTTGATGAAAGGGCAACTGATGCATGGTTGCTCTTTCTTAATAGAAATTGGAATCATTCAAAGAGAAATGCCCTGCAACGTTTCTGATAGAAGGGTTTTAATATATAAATGGGATAGTTTGTGAAACGTAGGCCGTTACTTTGTGTAGCGGTTTTTTCTTAGTTACTCTGAAGGTTTAAGTGTCATTTGAGATATTAGTAGGGGGTGTGGTTCTTTTTTTAAAAATTACTAAATTTTAGTATACAATCGTAATTCTGGATAGTATAATATTTAGGACATATAATTTATTTTGGGGAGAGGATTTAGTTATTATGAAAAAAATTGTTGTATCGTTATTGTCTATTTTTATTTTTTTCTCAGCTTTTAGTACAAACGCCTTTGCGGCAACTCCGAAATATGTAGCCGGTCATCACGGTTATTGGGAGTTTGAACCGACTGGTGGATCTTGTGGAGGATATTGGAATTTTAGGCTTGGTGATGGGAAGTTAGTACACGATGCTTGGGTGCAAAGTGAAAATGAAGTAGATTGGTATTATGTTTATGGTGGTATGATGTTTGCAGGGAATGGATGTTTTGGTAACTCTCCTTGGTTGGTTATAGATGGAAGATGGTATTTATTTGCTGCAGATGGAAAACTAGTTCGAAAAGAAGGTTGGGAAAAAACTTCTAGCGGAAAATGGATATACTGGATTCCAGGAAATTATGGACTTGCGACAAATGAATCAAAGGTAATTAACGGGGTAACATATTACTTCGATAGTAATGGTTATATGAAATAAAAATGAAAGCATCCATTCGGGTGCTTTTTATTATGCAAAGAAAAAAGCCCTGAATAGGACTATATGCTTTTCTTCATACCACATTGACGACATTCTCTTATGAAGATGAAATCTTTAACGGAACTCTTGAATAAAGTGTTGCCGCAATTATCACAGCGACCGCTAACTTTATCAGGGAACTCTTTGTATTCGTATATTTTGCTTAGATCGTATTCTTGTTTAGGTTCTTTATTTTCCATTTGTTTCACCTACATATCAATCTGAATTAATGTAACTTAATCATAATAACATGAAGTATTCACATAGTGGATGCTTTTTATTTTAGAGAAGGAAGTGATGGGATGACGTGGTTAAGCTTCTTCATTGGTTATAGTATAGGTACGATTACTTGTTTAATTATTATGATTCAGTTTCTTAAGGCAAAAGAAGTAGACAGACAGGATATAAACTTTTAGATGCTGGGTGAGTAGATATGGCAAAGGAATATGCAAAGAAGTTTTATAAGTCGTCAACATGGAAGAAGTGTAGGGATTCATACTTTGCTTATCGACATGGATTATGTGAGCGTTGTTCTAATCCTGGTAAGATAGTTCACCATAAAGAGTACATAACACCAGAGACTATTAATGATCCAGATGTAACACTAAGCTTTAGTAATCTAGAACTATTGTGCCAAGATTGTCATAACCGTGAGCATCATGAGAAGAATAGTCCTGTTGTTGAAGGTGTAATGTTTGATAGTAATGGAGACTTGATTAGGAGGGATTAAGATGGATAGCATTGATATAGATTTACAAAGGAAGATAGATGTGCTTGCTCTTCATCCTGTGGATGATTCAATCTATGACAAGTATCTTAATGCTTGGGGGAATATAGGAATTGGCGATATACATTATGAGTATTACAAAATGTATGGCAAACAATTCATGCCTTACTCAAAAGAATATCTAATTAGAACACCAATTGAACAACTATTAAAGAGGGATAAAGAGAATTATAAACAATTCTGTCCTTCTTTTTTTATGCGATTAAAAGATAAATATTTTAAGTGGAAATTCAAACGCTGGGTAAAGAAGCTAAGGAATAATTATCAGAAAGGAATCCCCCCTATAAAAAATAAAATTTAAAGTCTGATAGGGACCGAGGAGGGAGTTTCACGTAACGCATGGGTCGCACGCGTGAGGGGTGTAGTCAGAAAAAGAGGTGATATTTATGGCGAAAGAGAAGAAAATGTCCTTCGATGAAAGAAGAAAGCAGGAAGAACAGAAGTTATGGGAAGCTTTAGCCGAACTTAGCGACAATAAGAAAAAGGTCGTTGAGAAAACAGTAATTGATGCAGCGTTCAAATCGGTTCAGCTTGAAGATTTGCATGCTGTTATTGAAGCAGAGGGAGTTGTGGAAGAATATCAAAACGGAAGCAACCAAAGTGGCCGGAAAGTATCATCGAATGTCCAAGTATATAACTCAATGGATAAAAGCTATCAATCGCAAGTTAAAATATTGTTAGATGCCCTACCGAAAGATGTTATTAAAGATGATGATGACGGATTCGATGATTTTGTGGCTGATAAATGAGTAAGCAAACAAAGAAGCAGTACCCTTTAACTTATAATCCAATTATTGAGTATTACAATAAAATCGAATCTGATGAAGAGGTTGTATCTAACAAGGTTAGACGTGTATATAAGAAACTTATTGATGATGTTTATGATACTTCTTCAGTGTATGAGTATGATTCTAAAAAAGCTAACCATGTTATTGAATTCATTGAGAATTTTTGCAAACATTCGAAAGGTAAATGGGGTGGTAAACCGATTGAATTAGAGTTATGGCAAAAAGCATTTTTAGCAGCATCATTTGGTTTTGTTCATAAAATTGACGGTACAAGAAAGTATAGAGAAGTACTATTAATTGTGGCTCGGAAAAATGGAAAGTCAACAATTGCTTCTGGTATTGGTTTGTATTTACAAGTAGCTGATGGAGAACCTGGGGCAGAAATTTATGCTGTAGCTACTAAGTTAGACCAAGCGAAATTAGTGTGGTTAGATGCAAAAAGAATGGTTAAAAAATCACCAGTGTTATTGAAACGAATTAAACCACTTGTTCGTGAGTTAAATGCAGACTTTAATGATAGTACATTTAAACCATTAGGGAGCGATTCAGAAACCCTTGATGGTCTTAACGTTCACGGAGCGATGATGGATGAAATTCATGCTTGGAAAGACAAAAATTTATACGATGTTATAGTAGATGGTACATCAGCAAGGGAACAGCCAATGATTTTTATGATTACAACAGCTGGGACCATTCGTGAATCTGTGTATGATATGAAATATGAAGAAGCTGAAATGCTTTTGAATGGTTTTGATGATCCAGATGGCTATAAAGACGATAGATTTTTACCTATCATTTATGAGTTAGACAAGCGAGAAGAGTGGACAGATGAAAAGGCTTGGAAGAAAGCTAATCCAGGTCTTGGAACCATTAAAAAAGTTGACCAATTAGAAACCAAAGTTAATAAAGCAAAAGCTAATCCACTACTTGTTAAAAACTTATTAACTAAAGATTTTAATATACGTGAGACAAGTACAGAAGCCTGGTTAACGTTTGAACAATTAAATAATAAAGCCATTTTTGATATAGCGAAATTAAAACCTTCTTATGGTATTGGTGGTTGTGACTTATCTTCAACAACCGATTTAACCGCAGCGAAGGTTATTTTTATGATTCAAAACGATCCGCATATTTATGTTAAACAAATGTATTGGCTCCCAGAAGATTTGCTTGAACAAAGAAGTAAAGAGGATAAAATACCTTATGATTTATGGTGTGAACAAGGATTATTAAGAACAACACCAGGAAATTCTGTTCATTATAAATTCGTGACAGAATGGTTCTTAGAAATCCGAGATGAATTTGGTATCTATATACCTTGGATTGGTTATGATAGATGGTCCGCAAAATATTGGGTTGAGGAAATGGAAGGATATTTTGGTAAAGAAGCGATGGTTCCAGTTGCACAAGGAAAACAAACTTTATCTAGCCCTATGAAGCTGTTAGGTGCTGATTTAGAAGCAAAACTAGTGAACTATAATAACAATCCAATAGATAAATGGTGTCTTTCTAATACAGCGATTGATATTGATAAGAATTTGAATATACAACCAAACAAAACAAATAATCAGCGAAGACGTATTGATGGTACAGCAGCACTTCTTAATGCTTATGTTGTTCTTCAAGAAAAACGTAATGATTATCTTAACATGATTTAAGAGGGAGGTGAGAATTTGGGATTATTTGATAAGATGTTTGGCAGAAAGAAATCAGAAAACATGACAACACGCTTTGAAATGGTAAACGATGAAGGTGGAGGGTTTTACTCTTGGAATGGAAACCTATATCAAAGTGATATTGTTCGTTCGTGTATTCGACCAAAATCAAAAGCGGTTGGAAAATTAATTGCAAAGCATATTAGGGATAATTCAATTGAGTTTAAAGTTAATCCGGACCCATATTTACGATTTATTTTAGAAGAACCAAATCCTTTAATGACTGGACAAGTAATGCAAGAAAAATTAGCAACTCAATTAGAGTTAAATAACAATGCATTTGCTTATATTAAACGCGATGAATTAGGATTCGCATCAGAAATATATCCTATTCCATGTGTATCGATTGAAGTTGTGGAAAACAGTTTAGGAGATATATTTTTAAAGTTTTATTTTAAAACAGGGAAACGTATGACAATTCCTTATACAGATATTATTCATCTCAGAAAAGATTTTAATGATGATGATTTCTTTGGAGATCATCCTGGTAAATCTTTATCATCATTAATGGAGATTGTTAATACAACAGATCAAGGTATTGTGAAAGCAATAAAGAATAGTGCTGTAGTTAAATGGATTTTGAAATTTAAATCAGTATTAAAGCAAGAAGATATTGATACGCAAGTTCAAAATTTCGTTAAAAACTACTTAAGTATAGATAATGTAAATGGCGGAGCGGCTTCTTCTGATCCACGTTATGACTTAGAACAAGTAAAACCGGAAGCGTTTGTACCAGATTCAAAACAAATGCAAGAAACTATCCAAAGAATTTATAACTTCTTTAATACAAACGACAAGATTATTCAGAGTAAGTACACAGAGGATGAATGGAACGCTTACTATGAATCTGAAATAGAACCATTAGCGATGCAGCTTGCTGGAGAATACACCAGGAAGCTTTTTTCACGTCGTGAAAGGGGATTTGGTAACAAGATTATCTTTGAAGCATCAAGTCTTCAATACGCTTCTATGTCAACTAAGATGAATTTAGTTCAAATGGTTGATAGAGGAGCAATGACACCGAATGAATGGCGCTCGATTCTTTCATTGGGCCCGATTGAAGGTGGGGATAAACCAATTCGGAGACTAGATACAGCGCTAGTTAAAGATGGGAATACAACAAAAGGGGGTGATAACAATGAACAAGATGGAAACGCGGGAGTTGGAAAGTGATGCAATAGAGATAAGGGAAGAAAACAATACACGTACACTTCAAGGGTATGCTGTGAAATGGGGGAAAAACTCTCACAAAATTGGCGGTAGATTTACAGAACGATTTCAAAAAGGTGCATTTGCTGATTCGTTACGTTCTGATGACCAATTAGCCTTGTGGAGTCACGATATTTCCAAAGTATTAGGTCGCACAAAGAACAATACTTTAAGACTTGAAGAAGATGACATTGGATTACGCTTTGAATTGGATTTACCTAATACAACATTAGGTAATGACACATATGAAAGTGTAAAAAGGTCTGACATTGACGGTGTATCTTTTGGCTTTAGAGCAGAACAACAAGATTGGGAAAATAGAAACACCGACAACATTATAAGAAATGTAACCAAAGCTAAATTGACGGAAATCAGCCTTGTTGGACGTCCTGCATATCCAGATAGCCAAGTATCAACAAGGGGATATAGTCCTTTTGATGAATATGCAAAACAGCAAGAACTAAGAAAAAAATTAATTTTAAAAACCTACTTATAAGGAGAGATTTGAATGAATTTAGAACAAATTTTAGCACGTATGACAGAAATTCGTAGTTTATTAGAAAGCGATCAAGAAGTAGATATGGTAGCATTAGATACAGAGATTCGTGAATTGAATGATAAAAAGAGTCAAATTGAAACACGTCAACGACTTTTAGAAGAAGCTCGTTCTATTAATGATGGAACAGCAACTGGAACTCGTACAATTGAAACTTTTAACGGTAATGAAGGTGAAGAACGCGAAGCAGGAACAGATTCTCTTGAATATCGTAATGCTTTCATGAATTATGTTTTACGTGGAGAAGCAATCCCTGCTGAGCTCCGTGCCAATGCAGTTACTAAAACTGGTGATGTAGGTTCTGTTATTCCACAAACAGTGCTGAATCAAATTATTGAAAAAATTGAAGCTGTTGGTATGATTTTGCCACTCGTTACTCGCACGGCGATTAAAGGTGGCGTAAGCGTTCCGATTTCTTCTGTTAAACCAGTAGCGACATGGGTAGCTGAAAGTGCAGGAAGTGATAAGCAAAAGAAAACAACAGGTGCTATTACATTTAGCTATAATAAACTTCGTTGTGCAGTAGCAGTATCATTAGAAGTTGATACTATGGCGTTACCTATCTTTGAATCTACTTTAATTAATAATGTTGTGGAAGCAATGACAAAAGCAATTGAACAATCAATTATTAATGGTACTGGGGTAGGACAACCAAAAGGTATCTTGACTGAAACGCCTGTTGCAGGGCAAGCGCTAGACATTGCTAAAGTTGAGTATAAAACATTGGTTGACGCAGAAGCAGCATTACCACTTGAATATGAAGACGGTGCCGTTTGGTGTATGACAAAGAAAACGTTTATGGCGTATGCTGGGATGGTAGATTCAAACGGTCAACCTATCGCAAGAGTAAACTATGGTATTAATGGAAAACCAGAACGATTTCTATTAGGCCGTTCAGTTGTACTTTGCAACTATATTGATAGCTTTTCCACAGCAGCAACTGGAAAACCGTTTGCTTTCTTATTCAATTTCAGCGATTACCTTCTTAACACGAACTACCAAATGGGTGTTAAGAAGTATGAGGACAACGAAACTGATGACATGGTCACAAAAGCAATTATGGTTGTGGATGGTAAAGCGGTTAATGTTAACTCATTAGTTGTTCTTAAGAAAGCAGCCTCAGCTTAAGGAGCTGATAGTAAATGAGGAATTTAGTGATTAAACCGTTTATTGATAAAGATACACAAATAGGGTATTCAAAAGGTGATATGTATGAATCTACTGATTCTAAACGTATCGCCTTTTTAATTGAAAATGGTTTTTTGAAACAAGAAGAATACAAAACAGTTTTTCCTAAACATATTGGTGGCGGTTGGTATGAGTTATCCAATGGTAAAAAAGTACAAGGGAAAGATGAAGCACTGGAAACTGAGGAATCACTAAGAGGTGAGAAATCATAATGCTTGAAGCTGTGAAAAAGGCGTTGCGTATTTCGCATAATGCTCTTGATGATGAAATTTTGGATTTAATTGAAGCGGCCCGGCACGACTTAATGTTGTCGGGCGTTTCTTCTATAAAAGTGAATGTAGACACTGATCCACTTATTAAGCGGGTGATTATTACCTATGTAAAAGCTAATTTTATTCCAGATGCAAAAGAAGCGGAACGCTTCCAATTATCTTATAACATGCTTAAAAACCACCTCACTCTAGCAGGTGATTACAAGTGAACGATATTTTATGGTTTCCTATTGTAACTACTATTGAAGATGAATTAGGTCAAAAAGAGGAAATTGCAACATTCAGTAGACAGGTATTTTGCAGAAAAAAATCTATTCCTCAATCAGAATTCTTTCAAGCTGGACAAAGCGGTATTAAAGCCAGTTGTATATTAATTGTTCATTATTTGGATTATCAAGAAGAAACTAAAGTGAAATATGGTAATAAAACATATAGCATTTACCGAATTTATGAGCGAGATGATGAAAAAATCGAACTTTATTGTGAGGTGAAGGCTAGTGACCGATATTAGTAATTTAGCTAATGAAATTGCTAGACAAGTAGAGTTATATACACGTGATGTAGCTGAAAAAGTCGATGAAATAAAGGTTGAAGTTGCGAAAAACGCTGTTAATGAGTTGAAAGAAAAAAGTCCTAAGTTGTCGGGAAAGTATCGTAAAGGGTGGCGAGTTAAGAAAGTTAGCAATGATGTTGTTGTTCATAATGCAACTGACTATCAACTTACTCATTTACTTGAATATGGGCATGTTAAAAAGAATGGTGGCCGTGTTTCTGGTAAACCTCATATAAGACCAGTTGAGCAGGCAGCGATAGAAGAATTTACAACGAAGGTAGAAGGAGCAATAAGAGTATGACACTAGCTGAATTAAAAAAGATACTTAATACTGTTGGATATCCTATTGAATATTCGCATTTTGAAGATACAAAAACAAACCCTGTTCCTAAACCGCCTTATATTACTTATTTAGTTTCTTATTCATCTAACATTATCGCTGATAACAATGTATACAAGAAAATAGATAATGTTCAAGTTGAACTAAATACAGTCAAAAAAGACTTAACAGCTGAAAGTAAACTTGAAACTGTTTTAGAACAAAATGAGATTGCTTGGCAGTCAACGGAAGCATTTATCGAAAGTGAAAATTTATTCCAGAAAATATATGAAGTGAGGTTGATATAAATGGCTGAAAATAAAGTAGCGTTTGGCTTAAAAAATGTACATTATGCAGTTATTACAGAGGATAATGCAGGTAAGTATTCATATGGAACACCTGCTAAACTACCAGGTGCGACAGAGTTGAAATTAGATAAAAAGGGTGACCAATCAGACTTCTATGCTGATGATATCATCTATTACACAGAATCTAGTAACCTTGGATATGATGGAACTTTAACAATTGCTAATCTTACTGAAGCGTTTCGTACAGATGTGTTAGGAGAAACGTTAGATGAAACAGATAAAGTAATTACGGAAAATGCCAATGCTAAAATTAAGAAAATTGCTCTTATGTTTGAATTTGATGGTGATGTAAAAGCAACACGTCATGTTCTGTACAATGTAGCAGTATCTCGTCCTGGTCATGCATCATCTACAAAGAGTGATAAAACTGAACCAGGTACACAAGAATTATCATTTGTAGCAGCTCCTCATCCGATTTCTGGTGATGTTAAAAGATCAACAACTGTTGGTACACCATCTGCTGTTTATGATGCTTGGTATACAAAAGTTTATGAAAAAGTAGCACAAGGAGCGTAATTTAGATGGAAAAAACAATTATTATTGATAATAAAGAAGTTAGATTGAAAAGTACGGGTGCTACACCAATTCGATATAAGTCCCAATTTGGTAAGGACTTTTTCTCTGAAATTATGAAATTGAATCATTTAACAAAAATCGATACAGAAAATCTAGAAGCTTCTGATTTTAGTATGTTGGAAATGGATATCTTCTACAACTTCGTGTACGTGTTAGCAAAAACAGTAGATCGTACACTTCCAGATCCGATTAGTTGGTTGGATTCGTTTGATGAGTTTCCTATTTTAGAAATCATTCCAGAAATTCAAGATATATTAATGTCTTCTATGCAATCTAAAAAAAAGATGTAAATGATAATCAAGAAAGTGATAGTGGTGAAGAATTTACGACCGAAACATTTCTTGCTTTATGTTATTCTTGCAAACTGACAAGGCAAGATTTGAATGATTTCACTATTGGAATGTGTTTAGATTACATTTCAGAATACATGGCATTGAAGAATCCGAAAAAAGGAAATGTTAAGAAGGCTTCTCAAAGTGATTTCGATTCATTTTAGAGCGTTGCACTTATGTGTAGCGTTCTTTTTTATGTAAAAGGTGGTGGATAAATGGATAAATCAATTCGTGGGATTACAATTTCTCTAGGAGCTGATACCACAAAGCTAGGAAATGCCCTTAAAGATGTGACAAAACAATCTGTTTCTTTATCTCAAGAGTTAAAGCAAGTTGAGAGAGGATTGAAGTTTAATCCTGGTAACACTGAATTACTTGCACAAAAGCAGCAAATATTAGCTGAACAAGTTACTGTAACTACTGAAAAGTTAGACAAACTAAAAGAAGCGCAAACACAGATCAATCAGAAATTTGCAGAAGGAAAGATATCTGGCGAACAATATCGTGCGTTCAACCGTGAAATAATTGCAACTGAAAATCATCTAAAAGGCTTACAAAACTCTATGAAAGAGATGGAAGCTGAAGAAGGTCGTATAGCTACTTCCACAAGACAACTAGAAACATTATTTCAAGCTACAGGAACGAGCGTAGATAACTTTTCTAGTGTTTTAGGTGGTAGACTAGTTAACGCGATTAAAAGCGGAACAGCATCATCTAAACAGCTTGACGATGCAATTAATAAAATCGGTGTGGAAGCATTAGGGACAACAACTGATTTAGAAAAAATGAAACAGGCATTAGCATCAATTGATGATGGTAATTCAATTGCTAATGTAAAAAAAGAGTTACAAAGTTTAGCAAATGAAGCTGAAAATACTCAAAAGTCTCTAAAAGATTTAGACGTTGATTTAGAGAATATGCTTGGTGCAGCAGTTGCTGGTGGAGGTATTTCCGGAGCTATTGAAACAGCATTAGATACATCTAAACTAAAAACTAAAATAGATATATCCTTCAACGTTCCAGAGGAATCTAAAAAATCGGTAGAAGAGGCTGTAAGAGGTATTGAAGCGTACGGAGTAGATGGTGAAGCGGCACTTGAGGGTGTAAGACGACAATGGGCATTAAACAAAACGGCTTCTGATGAAGCAAACACAGCTATTGTTAAACAAGCTGCTACTATTGCTAATTCATATGCTGGAATCGACTTCAATGAATTAATTCAAGAAACAAACGAGATTGCTAGTGAATTAGGAATTTCACAAGAAGGGGCAATGGGATTAACTGATGCTCTTTTAAGAGTAGGTTTCCCACCAGAACAACTTGATATTATCTCTGAATATGGAGCACAACTTACACGAGCTGGCTACAATGCCGAAGAGGTTCAAGCTATTATGGAAGCTGGTGTTGAAACCGGAACTTGGAATATAGATAATCTTTTGGACGGACTTAAAGAAGGTCGAATTAAAGCAGCTGAATTCGGTCAAGGTGTCGATAAAGCTATGCAAGAAGCTCTTCAAGGAACTAATATTTCAGCTGAACAATTACAAAAATGGGGGCAATCTGTAGCTAAAGGTGGAAAAGAAGGTTCGGCAGCTATGGCAGAGATTGCTAAAGCATTATCTAACGTTGGAGATGAGACGAAACGAAATGAGTTAGGCGTAAAACTCTTTGGTACAATGTGGGAAGACCAAGGAATGAACATAACATACGCATTACTTGGGGCACAAAGTAAGGTAGTAGATTTTAAGAAGAATCAAGATCAGTTGAATGAGTCTGTCAAAAAAATGGATTCGTCTCCTGCTGTTCAAATGGAACAAGCTGCTGCTAATATGAAAATTGCTTTAGAACCGGTATTAACATTAATAACAAATGTTATATCTGCTTTTTCTACATGGGCAGCAAATAATCCAATATTAGCATCATCTCTTTTAGTTATAGTCACATTAATTGGAATTATTTCTGGTTTATTTATGGCAATGGCTCCTTTCTTAGCATTAATAACAGCAGAACTGTTAACATTCGCTGGTATAATGGCTGTTTTGACAAGTCCTATAACAATAGTTATTGCCGCAGTAGCTGCTCTTATAGCAATATTTGTATTATTTGGTGATGAAATAAAGCGTATTTACAATGAATATTTTAAACCAACAATTGATCAGATTATATCAATAGTTGTGGATGCATTAGGTCCAGCATTTGAGCAAGGTTTTACAGTAATAAAAGGTATCGTACAAGATGCATTCCAAATTATACAACGACTTTGGAATGAAATACTATCTCCTGTATTTTCTTTTATGATGACTGTAATTAAATCACAACTTTTACCAACTTTCCAATTTGTTTTTGGAGCAATTGGTAGTGTTGTATCTGATATATTTAGAGGAATTGGTTCTGTGTGGAATAGCGTTTTGAAACCAATTTTAAATGGAATTATTGATTTTATAAGTGGGGTATTTAGTGGTAATTGGAGTAAAGCATGGAATGGTATTGTATCGATTTTTGAAGGTGTTTTTAATGGTTTAAAAGCAGCTGCGAAAGCTCCAATTAATGCTGTGATTTCTATGATAAACGGAATGATTAAAGGAATTAACAATATATCTGTTCCAGATTGGATTCCTGGAATTGGTGGGAAATCAGCAAGTATTCCAACGGTTCCAATGCTTGCTACAGGTGGTTCTGTATCTGGAGATGGATCGTTCATTGTTGGTGAAGCAGGACCGGAATTATTTACAAAATCCGGTTCATCTGTGAAAGTAACTCCTCTTTCTTCAAGGGAGAAATCACTTGGAATAACAGGTCAAATTACTAAATTAATCAGTGATATGAGACGTATTATGGATGATAATATAAAGTCACTTAATGAAAACGCAACACTTAATGTTTCATATGCCAATGCAGGAATGAACAGTATGGATTCAATTACAAAAGATGTAGTTATACAACTTACTGTCGATCAACCTATTGTTGTTGATGGACGTACAGTACAACGCGTAGTCCGAAAAGAAAATTTAAGAGAAGATAACATTAACTTTCTAAAGAGGGGGCAATGATAAGTATGCCAGATACAATTCTTTTATTTAAAAATGGGCAAACTTGCTCCCTTAAAAAAAATTATAATGTAGAAACTTTAGAATTAACAGTAGATCCACCTCGAATAGAGTCGGACAAGATGAAAATGAAAGGGCAGTTCGGTGTTCGTTATTACAATAAAAGCTATACAGAACGAGGCTGCCAATTAAGAGTTCTTGTGAATACAGGAGATATTGAGGGTGTATATGAAAAGAGAAATGAGCTGTACGCCCTATTTGGTAGATTAGAAGATTTCTATATTATTTATTCAAGAGAACCAGCTATAAGAAGACGTGTTGAGTATCAAGACATGAAAATCAACCGTCCACCTGGTTCTTTATTATTTGAAATCATTATTGGTTTTTCAATCCCTGATGGTTTTGGCGAAAGTATCTTTAGATCATTGGATGCAAAAGAGTGGGATACAAATAAATTTGCATGGGGAATGGGTTTGGAATGGGATGATGATTATAACTATACCTTCAAAGATAAAATATTTAATTTCAAAAACATTGGATCTATGGAAATTAATCCATCACAGCATGATATAACATGGCGAATTAAATGCGATCCACGTTATTTAAAGATTACTAATTTTACTACTAATGATTCATTAACAATATATAATCCATCATCTGTTTCACAGGGAATCATTGTGATAAAGGGCCTACACATAGAAGACGAATATGGCCGTAATTTGGTACGTCATGCTGATGCTGGTGAGATACACCTTGTACCTGGTATAAACCAAATTAAAATCGAATCTTCTACATTTAATTGGTGTGAAGTGAATACAAGATTCTATTACTTGTAAGGGGTGAAAAAATGCAAAGAAAACACTATATTAATAGTCCTATAAACGCCGACGAACGAATGCTACTGAATGAAGAAGTAGATTTAATTTATGGCGGGATAACTCAAAATGAAATTAATCATAGCAAGTTAGTGGATGATTTTAATAGTTTCTTAAATAAATACGGTATCGATAAATCAACATTAGAAAAAGCAATTCAAAATGGTGATGCGAACGTTTTAACTGTTGTCAAAAATATGATATCGGATTTCCTGATTGCAAATCCTTCTAATTTTGATGAAGTAGTTGCAGCGCGTTTAGGAGAAAATACTTTATATGATTTTAATCAGAAAACCAAAGTGAAACTTGATAATACAGATAAGTTTCAACAAGTAAAGTTAACTGCTGATACAGGTAACAATATTGCACTTCCAGATGCAAGTGATCTTAATACAATAACTAAAGGTGGATTTTATAAAGGGTCCAATCTCAAAAACGCTCCTAAAGAGCAAGGATGGTGGTATATTCAAGTCTATTCTCACGATGATAGTAATTATGCTTGTATGCAAATTGCATATAGTTTGAATAGCACATCTGAAAACAGTTTGTATATTAGAAAAAAGGCCGTTGGTGTTTGGGCGGATTGGAAGCAATTAGCTTTATTTGGTGCCTATGACGATATCAAACAAGAAGTTTTAAATGTAAAAGCAGCCCATCCGTCATTAAATGCTGCAATTCGCGCCATGATTCCTTATAACAGTGTTAATTATTACTCGGATTTTCAAAAAGCGTTAAGTGAATCGGCAGGAAAAACGTTAGATATTCCAGCAGGTACGTACACAATTGGTGATATAGAAATTCCAAGTAATATTAATATCCGCGCTGATCCAAATGCTGTTTTTGTTTTAAAAACAGGAAGTACAACGTTCTTTACTAATAAAGATGTTGTTAACATTGGCGGATATGATAAAACGAGTGGAATTGTTTTTAGAGGTGGAGTATTTGACATAAAAAATCTAAAAGATGCAAAAGCATTTGTATTATCGCATTGCCAGAACGTTGTGATTGATACAAAAATTATTAATGGCGGTGAGTCACAAACATATGTCGCTTTGAATGCTGTAAAAGATTCAGAGATAGACATAGAAGCTTTAGATTGCACCGCTACAACGTCCACAGGAGCTATGGTAGGTATTTATGTATTCAATGATAAAAACACGCTCACAAATCAAAATACGAAGCCCTATGACCTTACGCCATGTGACAATGTATCAATTACTCTTAAATTGAAAAATGTTAAAAAAGGCTTAGTAGAAATTGCGCCCGTTGACAAAGTAATTCATAAAAATATCACTTATAACGTACAAGCTGAAAATGTATTAGAAGAACTTGGATTGTTTAATAATATGTCTTACTTCAGAACAGAAAAAGTAGTTGGAAATGATATTGGTCACGGTTTGGTATTTCAAATCATGAATGACACATGTGGAGATTTCACGATTGAAGGAGTAAATATACGTAATGGTAAAAGCAAAGAAACATCCCGTGGTGTTTGGTTCAAATCAAAAGAGGGAGATAATGCTCCACAATATCAGAATGTAAGAATCTCTAATCCTGTTATTCGAGCGTTTTCTAAAGGAATTACAACTGATTATGGATTTGGTGCTAAAATCAACAATCCAGATATTCAAGAATGCTGGGAAGATGGGGTTTGGAATTACTTCACTCTTGATTGGGCCCTAATTGGTGGAATGGTCAAATATAACAACAAAAATGGTTGGGGATCTCGTGCGGATATTCATATCGGGGAGTTAGCTATTGAAAATGGTAACAAAAAAGTATTTAGATCCATTCTTGCAAATGTACAAGCTCGAACTGTACGAGTAGAAAATTTACAAGATAGCATTATTAATAATGTGATCATTAAAGGTGGAGGGTTTTCTAAAGTTGGTTCTGACTTTAATAATAAAATCGATTATTTAGAAGTAGGTTGGTAATATGAAGCGAGTAGAAAGAGCGAAAATTGAACAGTTATCAACGGGTGACCAATTTCATTTAGTTGATATGCAACAATTTGAAGTAATAGAGGGCAAGAATGAACCGTCCTCTATTCGCTTTGTTGTTCCCGACACAGAGATGAATAAGCGTGTTTATCCGTATGTGGAAGATAGAAATTTATTGATCTTTGAGGGGCAATATTACATTATTCTAGTTACTCATCAAGATGAATTAGGATTTAAAGATTGTGATGCAATTCAAATTTCTGCGGAGTTAACAAGACAAATACAATCTAGAAAGATTACAGAGTATTTATCAATTGATGAGGCTCTTTCTCATACATTTGATGGAAGTAATTTTAAGTTTATCAATCGTTGTTCCGAACAAAATCAATTGCATTTTGAAAACTTTGGTGGCGAAGGCCGAATGAAGATGATTCGTAAAATACTAGATCGGTTTGATATTGAATGTATTTTCGATAATATGACTGTTATCTTTGCAGATAGAATTGGCAAAACAACAGACAAGTTGTATAAGTTCGGCTATAACGTAAATGCCATTAAGAAAACGACTGACGATAATAATTGTTCCTTCTCTGTTTTATTGCTGGGCCATACTCCTTCTGAAGAGGAAGGTGGTGGACCACAATTTACGTATTACTATGAATCACCATTAAAATATAAAGTTCCAGAATTTCTTCGCCACCGGCAAGCTGACAATATCGAAGATGACAAAATTAAAGATAACGGAACCGCATTAGAACGTTGTAAAGCAGAAGTGAATGATATTCCTGTTATTTCTATCACTGTGGATCATAAAGAAGCCAATTTTGATGATTCAAACGAGCCAAAGGTTGGAGATAAAGCGATTCTACAACATCATAAATACAATATGGATTTTGATGTACGTGTTGTAAAACGGACTCGTTATCCATTTGAGCAAACACCAAATGTATATGAGTTTAGTAATAAACGTGATGAACTTGTTGATAGAACAGAGGAACAAAAGAAATGGACTGCTGATATACTTTCTATTGTAAAAGAATTGGATCAAAGATTATTGGATGAATCTAATAACTATACGGACCGAATCAATGCAATAACAGAAGAAAAAGCTGTTAAAGCAAAGGAAGAAAGTGAAGCGGCAAAGAAACTTGCTGAACTTGTGAAAGAAAACCAAAAGAATTTCCAAACTGCTATTATCGAGAGTGATACAGAACCGACTCAAAACCTAGAGCCTGGAAAATCTTTATGGCTCAATACAAGTGAAGAACCCAATATGCTCTATCTATGGACTGGGACAGAATGGTCTAAGATTGGTGTGAATGCACCAGAGGAAATTGGTGCTGTTACGAAAGTTAATTTTGAAGAAACAATGAACAGCATTAAACAAAGTGTTGAAACTGTAGAAAAAACACAGACTGCACAGGGGGAGCAACTCAAACAGGCACAGTCTACACTTGAAACCCAGGCGGAAGCTATTAAAGCTAAAGTAACTATCACCGAAGTAGGCAACTATGTGAGTAGTATTGGTATGAGTAACTTAATTAGAAACTCATTATTAAAAACTGATTCAAGTCATTGGTCTTTAGCTCCTAATGTTTCACGAGATACATTTGTTACGTATAACGGTGCTTATACGATTAAAACAGATCAAATCGGTTTAACTGCTGATAGTTGGCGTGGCGCCATTAGTGAAAAGGTTCCAGCTGTAGCCGGTGAAGATTTTGTTGTATCTGGTTGGTTTATGACTGATGACAAAAGTAAAATTGATAAAGGATTAAGATTAGAAGTAGAGTTTTTTAATGCTTCTGGTACAAGAATAGCAGCTCCTAATGTGGATTTTCTCCCTTTAGAAAATAATGTTTGGAAATTTGTGTTTGGAACATTTAAGGCACCAGTAGGAACGGTATTTGTTGATGCACGTTTCTATGTAATTAGAAATGGTCGACTTTGGGCATCTAAAATGATGCTGCAGCGTGGAACAAAACCATCTGAATTTACTGAGAATGCAGCTGATATAGCTGGAAAAGATGAGTTACTAAGTCAAATTGCTGAAAAGGTAGCAACAGCTGATTATAACAAGAAAATAGAACAAATTGACCGCGACATAACAGCTAATAAAGAAGGTATCACCCTTGCGGCCAAAAAAACAGAAGTATACACAAGGGTAGAATCTGATGGTAAATATGCAGCTGATGCGTATGTGAAAGAAATGGAAGCGCGTATCAGTGTGAATGAACAAAGTATTTTGCAAACTGTTAAAGTTGGTAATGTTATCTCAAGTATTAATCAAACAGCTGAAGCAATTCAAATTGAAGCCAAAAAAATCAATTTAAAAGGTGCTGTTACAGCCGATAGTATTGCTGGTAAATTGCTCGAAGGTATCACTATTAGAGCAAGGGATCCAAACGATAATAATAACTTTACAGAGATGTCGAATGGCAGAATCTTTACACAAGGTTTTCAAACTCCAGCTCAATGGAATCAGTGGTCAAAGAAAGTTGTTACAGGTTTAGAAAAGGGGCTTTTTTATAGTAGAGGTTATAAAGAAGACGGTTCGCAAGCAAATTATGTAGAAATTGCAGCATGGGGCGCTTCGTTTAATACAGGTAATGACGGAGCAACATATGGATCGCAGACATTTACTATATTGGATAAAGGTCAACGTAAATCTATTACAGCTAAGTCATACGATGAATCTATGGGATGGAAACCAACATTCACCATTGATAACCCTCAAAGCGCAGAACTTGTAAAGATAACGTCAAATGCAATTTATTTTTATAACATGAATAAAAACTATAAGAATGAATTGGTTACTGAGGATGGTGGTTCACATTTAACTTTATATAAAGGAATGATTGCTTGTGACGATGGTTGGGGTGGATATTTACAAGTCAAGAATAGTAGTGGTTCAAGTCACAATGGTATTGTTGCAACTGAATTTAAAACAACATCTCAACGAAAGCTGAAGACGTATATAAAAGATTTGCAGTTTGATGCTCTTCAAAATGTTTTAGATTTAAAAATCAAAGAATACTATTTTAAAAGTGATATAGCTACTTTGTATGAAATGCGTGAGCAAAGGGAAGAAGGACAAGCTCCATACACATTAAATGATATTCCCAAATACTATGGTTTCATGGTAGATGATTGTCCTATTTCGTTCACAGATGCAAATCGACAAGGAGTAAATTTATACGCTTCTTTATCAGTTACAATAAAAGGTTTTCAGCAATATGTTCAAAAAACTGATGATAGATTAAATCAAATAGAAAAGGTGATTATTGATGAAAATAACAGCAAACGCAGAACTTTACGCAAAAGTGGTGGAAGAACAACTAAACGCTGCTATCCAAGAGAAAAACATTTATTTGGCTCGCGTAATCGAGTTAGAAGCAGAAAATCGTAATTTAAGAGAAGAAAATGAAAAGTTGAAACCAAAGTCTACTAATTGAGTAAGGCTTTTTTATTTTCACTTGAAAGGAGGTGAGGACCTTTGGAACGACTCAATAGTCTAGTAAGGACATTAAATATTACTGATGTCATTGGTGATCCGCAGTTTAAAACAGCAGCAGCGATTTCTGGAGGATTAGGAACTTTCGTTAGCTTTTTATATGGTGGACAAGTTAATCAGCTTTGGATAACTGCACTAGTTTTGATTGTTGTGTTAGATTGGATTACTGGTATTAAAGCAGCAAAGAAAGATGGAACATATGCGTCTGAATATGGAATTGAGGGCATTGCACGAGCTGTAGTGCTTTTTCTTTTGCCTTCATTCGCTCATGTACTTGATATGTTAGTTAAACTACCAGACATATTTTTTTGCGCCATCACAGGCGGTCTAATCTATCACATTTTTAATAGTTTCACAGCAAATTGTGCGCGAATCGGCTGGGAAAAATGGATTCCATCGCGTTTATTAAAAAGTGTTTCTTCTGAAATTGAAGCGAAAATTAGACGTTCAGAATCTAGAAAAAGCAAAAATTAATATTTTTAGTTACAGCACTGTTAAATTGACAGTGCTCCTTTTGTAAGTTGGAAAAATAAAAAAACAAATTGGAGGAATTTGATATGTCATTAGTAACTTTAGAAACTCAAGTAGTACAAGCTTTAGGCGGTATTTTATGCGCTGCAATCACAACTGGAATCGGTGTGTTAACACCACGAATTAAGTCTTATATTCAGGCTCATACAGACGCTAAAACAGCGACTGTAGTAGTAGATTCGCTGAATACTCTTAATAAAATAACAGAGTCCGTTGTGGCGGATTTTACGCAACGCATGGTTTCAGATGTGAAAACGAAAGGCGGATGGACACCAGAACTAGCAAATCAAGTAAAAGCAAATGCTGTATCAGCGATTAAAGAACAAGGTGCACAACTTATTCCACTGTTGGAAAAAGAAGTTGGTAATGTAGAAAAATTGATTGAATCTACAATTGAGCAAGTAGTTCTAAAATCAAAAACAAAGTAGATCGATTACTCAACTCATTATGTATGCAGGGCATTCCAATTAGGAGTGCTCTTTTATTTTTAAAATAAAAAAGGAGAGAATGAATAATGACTAAAAATATTGTAGATATTTCAAAATATAACGATAGTATTAATTGGGACGTAGCTGCTCAAAATCTTGATTTAGCAATTTGTCGTGTGCAATATGGTTCAAATAAAATAGACAACCTATATAAACAGCATGTAGCAAATCTAGAAGAACGAGGCATTCCACACGCAGCATATGCATACGGCTGCTATGTATCTGTGGAAGATGCAATTGTGGAAGCAAGGGATTTCATGGCTCGTGTTAGTCCTAACGCTAAATTCTTAGTTCTAGATGTGGAAGACGACACTTTAGATAGTTGTGGTGCTACTAACCTAGCAAAAGCCTCACAGGCGTTTATAGACACGTTAAAAGATGCAGGATGGAAAGTAGGATTCTATGTATCTCATCATATGTATGGCTCATATGGACTAGAAAATGTAAAAGCTGATTTCCTTTGGATTCCTCGCTACGGGAAAAAACCTGCATATCCTTGCGATATTTGGCAATATGCAGACAATGCAACAGGCGGTTATGTAGAGGGAATTGGTAACTGCGATGTAAATAAATTAGTTGGTGATAAAGATTTAAATTGGTTTGTTGGTAATGAACAACATCAAGAAGTACAATCCGATAGAGAAGAATCTTTAGGAACACTTACAACAACTTCTGAAGTTGCTAACATTCGTAAAGAACCAAATTTAGATGCACAAATAATGCGTACAGCAGTAAGAGGTCAAGGTCATACTTATTATGATTGGTTCTATGATGGACAATACTTTTGGTTCAAAGTTAACCCTGAAAATTGGATGCGTAATGATGTAGTATCCATTAATAAAGACGGCAAAAACAAAGGTGTCGTTTGGGTAAATGGTACTGATATCAATCTCAGAAAAGGTGCGAGTACTGGTGATACTGTTATCAATAAAATTACAAAACGTTCTGCTTATGATGTACATTACCGTTATGAAAACTGGATTTATGTAACTGGCGAGGACGTTGAGGGTTGGATGTATTTTGATGAGTCATATGTAAGTTGGCTTAGATAATAAAAAAAGAGCCGGTTATTTCTAGCCGGCTCTGTTCCTATAAGGTGATTCTAATTTGTTAACTAGCTCTTTTGTGATTAAGAAGTTTAACAATAATTGCAACGCCTATCGCGACTATAGGCAATTCTACAATTAATCGCATATTTTTACTATCAATCATGTATTCTGATAAAGCAAGTACTATGATTAAAAAACAAAAAACAGCTATACCCTTTAAAATTTTTTCGTTCATAAAATAATTCCACCTTTTTTGATTGTTTTTTACATTTTTAACCAT